AGAAATGATGAAAGTTTGTATAAAAATAGAATTAAGAACACCGACACAACATCAAATTGGAGAGATTGTTAGTATGTTAATGCCCAAATTAGAAGCCGATTTAACTAAAAACATGGTAACCTTTATTCAAGGAGATATGCGAAAACTTAAAAATATATATGACATTTATACTAGTCAACAGAGTATATTAAAGAATAAAATTATAACAAATATGTTGCAGCCGAAAACCTATAATGAAGACACGAAACAAATTACTAAAAGACTACTGAATAACAAATATCATATTAATGACCATATATTACTTATGAATGAAACAGACAGAACAAGCGTCGGGTTATTATTTCATGAAAATATAATTGATGTGTTAGAAAAAATTCCCAAGGATATCGCAATCCCTTTTTATGTCAAAATTTTAAATAACTTATGCTTTGCCGACTATGTTGATCGTATAACCTTTCAGAAACAAATTTGGATATTCAATGAAATGAGTTCGCTTATTAAAACATTCTATAATCACGCACAATGGCATGATCTTCCGAAAAAGAAAAAGATTAAATTCAATCCAGAAAAGGTTCGTTTTACTAAGGTGCTCACGAAATATTCCACAGAGTACAATAATATGCTCTTTATACAAAACTTATGCCAGCAATTAAATATGGATAAAAAGGATGTTTTTTCATACTTTCTTTATCTCAGACAGAATCATACCGATGAGCAAATATACGATCTATTCGATAATGATAATTATCAAATTAATAAGCTAGATATCAATAGAGTTTACAGATATCTAGATAGTTATACTAAGTTAGATAAATAATTATGCATTTTGTGTCATAAAATTCATCAACCCCGTTTTTGTTCTTTCCCCACTGTAATTTTTAATTTTTTTCCCATCGCCGTTTACTAAAAGTATCGTCGGAAATCCTTGCACATTATGTTTTTTGCACAATTCAGGACCATCCTTTTCTTTCCTTTCCACGGCACGCATACTTATGCCACTCTTATTCTCCTTAGAAGCCGCAGACCAATGTGGCATTAATTTGACATAGTGTGGGCATCCTTCCATATGAAGAAGGAGTAATTCCTTCCTCCCTTCATATCCTTCGCGACGTACAGTCACGGCATCAACAAGAGATTTTAGAATAATATAGCCTAAAGCAAGTGAGACCACACATGTTACCACGTGGTCGGCGCTTTTACCTTTAAAATTAAAGATTTTTTTTAACGATTTCAATGTCATTATAATATTAGTAAATAAAATTATTGTTGCGTATAAAATTTCACTAGTTTCTTATCCTTAATAAAGACAGTAGGTTTGAGATTTGTTTCTTGAACATAGTCAGGGTGGGGATTTACTAGTAGACGGCGTTTATCCACTGTATTATGATCGTGATTGAAACACAGTATCGTTTTGAATGGATTGAGTTGTACCATTGGGATTGTATAATTTTTTAAGAATTTTTTTTCTTCAGCAAAATCAGCATCGTCGTCATATTCTGTTTGCTCTAACAACTCTTTCCTAAATGCGAAGGTTCCAGCAGTCCCATGATTCGGACCATATGGACCAAATTGATATATTTTTTGAATATGCTTATAATAAATAAACAATCTACTACTTGCGGCACATAATGCTGTCGGTTGCGAACGTAATCTATTGACTGCATGATTTACTCTATCTGGTGGGTAATAGTCGTCATCATCCATATAAATAATTATATCACCCTTAGTCTTCTGGTGCATGTAATTTCTCTTAGCTCCTAACTTCATTTTTTCCTCTTGATAAAAATATCTAACATTTGGAACTCCTTCAAATAAATCACCCACCGGATCTGTCCCATCATCCACGACAATCCATTCCATTAATTCCATCGGATATGTCTGCTTTTTAAAATTATGAATTAATGTTGGTATGAAGCTTCGCCTATCATAAGTTGGTGTGCAAATACTAACGGTTGGTTTACCATTTGCAGACACCTTCTTCTTTTTTCTCCTATCCTTTTTGCCCATTTACTTAATAATAATTAGACAATTATTAAGTAAGTTTTAATGCAATTATGCCATATTCCATAGCCAATGAAAAAGCTTGATAGCTAAAACAATTAATGTATATATGGGGAATAACATTGATAATATACCACCTATTGTTGTATGACCAGATGCAGCTAACGCGCCACCAAGATGTGTAACTATTACTGCAAGTGTGATGAATAGATTCAGGAAAAAATAATCTTTCATATTGCGCCGCATCTGATAGACACCTGAGTCATATGGACAGTTCTTTGAGTCATTATTCTTTCCCGTTGCCCCCACTAACATATATGATACAACTGAAAGTGGCTGTAAGAACATATTAATTAGTGCTAACCAAATCCCGCCGGACAATGGTAAAATAAAGTTACTATATCTATTTACTGAACTGAATGCGGTAAACCAGAATCCTGTAAATATAGATACAGTTACTATAATCATTGTTATCATTGGCAGATACCATGTAATTAAATAGCGCATCCAATATCTACTATCGCCTCCAAATGGATTAAAAAAGCGAGACCAGTGACTTTTTTTCTCTGTCCCTGATTGTGTTCTTCCGTGCTGGGGAGGCTTGGTGGCGGAGATAAAGAAGTCAAGGTATATATTATCGACATCAGATGTAACACGATTGCGACCAGTTTTGTTGTCTTTTGACCCCCCTCCTTGAGGTGTATTCTCATATTCCCATGCATTATCACCACTTGCTTCCGCTGCCTTTCTTTGACCCATTGCAAACAAATTTAAGTCCTTGTTCATTGTTTCATATAATTTACCACGTACATTGACCTTACCACCTGTTGGGGCGCCATCGGCATTGTAAGGAAATTTTGCCTTAAACTTTTTAAATAATTTTTCAAAGGTTCCCTTCATTTCATTCAGTTTTGCCGACACCTCCTTGAGACAATCAACATCGCAATCCTGTCCTTTAGACTCTTTAGAACCCTTAGACTCCTTACCCCCCATTCCTAAGAATCCTCCTTGCATGTCCGTCACTGGAGGAGCAGATGGCACCTGGCTTGAGGCGGCGGTCCCGGCGGCGGGCGGCACAGCAGTTGGATTTTGAGCCTTTGCTATTTTCTTTTCTATTTTCTTTTCTAATGCGTCTTGCTGTTTTTGTAGCCCATCAATAAAATTCTGTATTCTAAGTTCCACTTCAACATTAGTGAGATCGTCATGTAAAAATGGAAAGAAAAGCATTATAATTCTGCTCCATATTCCACGACTAGCCGACCATGAACGTGATTGTGTCTTAGCAAACCAGGCACCCACCCATCGTTTTGGCGAGGATTCCTCAGGGCTGCCATTTGGATCGTATCGCGTGTTAGTCATTTCAACCTTGCCACTTTTATCTTTAAGGATCGTGCCATTTTCAGGGTTGATTTTGGGTGCATTAAACAAATATGTATAAGGCCATCCAAAATCTTTAGGCAATATTGATTTGAAAGGCTCTACCTTTAACAGACTAAAGCTATCTTCACATTCAGCTTGTGTCTTTAAATTGTCCCACTCTAAAACATCATCACAGCATTTTGAATTCGCAGCGGTTTTTGAACTAAATCCAATAGAGGAAGATAATGCCTTTTCCGCTAGATCAACAGCTTGTCCGTAAGTACTGGCATGAGTAGTATTTTTAATTATACCCTTCCGAGAATCAGAATGTACCCCGCCGCCTTTCATGGCTTTACCTTTCTTTGCACCTGGTTTAGTTGAAGCTGTCCCTGTGTTAGAACCAGATTTTACAGAATTTTCCATTTTAGTTATCGCCTCACCCGCTTTAATCCAGGCGATCCCTGTTATTATTTCATAAATCTGCTGAAGTGTGTGAGTGAAAAAATCTATAACTTTGGTAAAGGAATCCGGATTCGTAATAGATTCTTTACAAGATCCATGTTCATCAGGACAATAGGGCGCCTTTTTACTATTGTATGGAAGACCACAGTCTTTCGTATTCTCTCCCATACATCTCCCTTGATTTAGAATAATTTGGAGTTGCCATGAGTAAAAAGGGAAAAGAATCCACATTAATATAACAATAGTTACCGAAGCATTTGTGAAAGCCCCCCATGCTGCCGCCTTACCACCCTTTTTTGCCACACTCTTTGCCGTTTTCTCTTCTTTTTTTCTTTTTTCTTCTTTTGATGCCATAATGTGGTATATATATCAGTAGATATAATTCTTTCTAAAATTAGTATTTATAAAATCTCTTTTACTATATATAGTATGGCTAGCATCTTTATAATTTTACTAGTTTTATTTGCAATATTGAGTATGGGTGGGGCAATGATGTTGCCTCAAGCAAATGTTGCAGAGGGTTTTAAGAATAACAAATGTTCGAAACCGTCAGAAATGGATGGCGATTGTCGTATGGTTTATGCTAATATGGACAGTAAAAAGGTCATTAAGGAGTGTCGTGGAAAACCTTCTCCTGGGGCATATGAAACCGATTGCCCCTATGCATATCTAGTAGACAATAGTAATCCTCCAAAGGTTTGCGATGTTACACCAGATTATTTAAAGTATATTAGAAAACATGGAAAAATGCCGGATTGTTCCTCGCATAATTTAGGTCCAGGCGGTACTCCTCCGCCCAATTTAGGACCGGGTGGCACTCCTCCACCTAATTTAGGTCCAGGTGGCACTCCTCCACCCAATTTAGGTCCAGGTGGCACTCCTCCACCCAATTTAGGACCGGGTGGCACTCATAGTTCCAAACCAAAACCTCATAGCAAACACGGACATGGGCGGAGAGTTCCAGATAATATGAAACATAGCAAATATAAGAAATTTATGCCCAGTGATTTAGATGAATTACCAGTTACAAAAGAAATGTATGAGGAAATTGGAAAAAATTTCATTCGCGATGAAGCCAGTATCAAAGGATCTTCCTTGCCGTATATTCACGATTCGGAGGCGGAGGTATTAGGAAGGATGGTATGGCGCGTATATGTTGCGGAAATGGATCAAAAATTGGCAAATTCGCCCAAAGCTGCCGATGAAGTTATGCAGCGCGAAATACAACTCTTAGATCGCGTTTCTACAATTATGAAAAGTGAAACTGATCACCATAAGGGTAAAAAGCATCAATCACTCGCAACTCAAGCATCTACCATACCCGGCTGCAATCCTATTCATCATCCGAGTCGTAGAACAACTAACCAATTTGGTTACAGACCTTCATCAGGACATAATATTAAAAGAGAAGAAGGACATGCCTTCGAAGGACGTCCAATTCATGGATCCCCGCGATATTATGAAATGAGTAATGCAATTGAACATTGTTTTAATGATAGAGCGTGCGGAGGTGTTAACTTTGATTCTACAACTGGCGAATATACCCTAATGCCATTACATGCGCGGATGATTAAAAAACCGCATTATACGGCGTTAGTAAAAAAACGACACGATCGCCCACAGCATCCTAAAACCCACCATAGTAAACATCATGAGCACAAACACCACAAACATCATCACCATCATCACTCCAAAGATCCTGCGGATGACAGTCCATATGTACCAATAACAGGGATTGGATACAGCGGCAACCAACTTTGTAAAGGAGGTAATCCACTAGATCCTAATACTCTTCCAAGACCATATAATTCAATTATGGACGTATTCTAATTCTAACAAAAATTTCTTACATCTATATATAATGAATCTTTGGGGGACATTAACGACCGTTGTATTAGTATTTGTAATATACTGTTTCTTGAGCGCAATATATCATTATTTAAAAAGATATGCTCGTGCCCATGGTTATGGTGCATTCACCGAGGGCTTTAGTGGTTACAAAGCTGCCGTTGACAGAGGTTCTGTCCTGGATCAAACACACAATGCTTATACTTTAGGACAAGCGAGTCCTTTACTTGGAAGTTATGATTGCGGAAATAATGGAGGATGTAGGAATGCACCAGGAAATCACTCCTGCAGATCTGGTAATAATTGTTTGAATTAAATTTTCTCAATTGAAAAATATTTAATTCTTT